CGTTGCTGTCAATTTCCTGTAAGTACACATCGGTTTCATTGATGTTAGGCACAGTAATTGTTTCAATTCTATTTTCTATTGGCGCAGTATAATTAAAGTCCTTAAACTGTAAATTACCCTGTTTTATTAAACTAAAGAATCCAGTGTTTCTACTTGCAAGACCACCGCCATCATTTCTATAAATGATGTTCATTAAATTTGTTGGACTTGGCTCTCTTTCGTAAAAGTGACTGTTATCTTTAAATTCTGGATTAACAACATTAAACTGTCTTTTTGCACCCGATGATGTGATATTAAGATTATGCACAATAGGGGAATTAATTGGTGTGTTGAACTGATAAAGTTCAGTAGGTATGTTGTTTATATTACCCGACTTAATTGGTGATGAGAATTGGTTAGTGTTACTCATAGCCGCATTCATTATTGTAATGAATTGTTCGTAGGATTGGCTGTTATTTGAGTCATCCCAATACACAGTTCTATTTGACAATGAAGTGCCTAAACTGTCTACCAAAGGTTCAGATGTTTTCACGCTCACTAATTTTAATAAGCCACTTGCAGGTAAATTACGTTTAGGATTGTACCCTAACATTCTTGCAAGTTTAAATACTGATTCTCTTCTTTCTGCTGTTTCTAAAAAGTTTTCTCTGGTATTAACATCCATTCTGAATGCTAAACTTTGGCTGAGGAATGCCAATAATTCTATGATAGATACAAATTCTGAGCTTTCAATAAAGTCATTGAAGTTTTCGGGATAGTTTGTCCTGATGTAATCCACCATTGCGGAACGCATAGTGTCAAAGTCGTACGCCTGAAAATCTACTTTGCTATATGCTTTATAGGCAATTTTCCAATCTTCTGCCGCAAATAAGTTATTTTGTCTACTACTGGCCATCTATTACATACCCTCTGCTGTTTCTCTGATATACATTAAGTACAGAGTATCTTCGTTTTGTGTGGGTATAAATCTTAAATCTATGTCTACCCTAATTGCATGTTCTAATGCTGTTACTGTAGTTTTTAATAGTGATACTCTTGGATCACGTGCTACAATTTTATCGACATCTTCTTCTATGTCTGTAACCACTTTTGGTGACATTGGATCCATTAATAAATCCCAAACAATGCTACCAAAGTTTGGTCGCATAACTCTTTCTCCACGTTTTGTGTAGAATTCGTTTTTTAAATCACGCTTCACAAGTTCATCGCCCGACAATGTATACGGAGCGTTAATTGTATCTACAGTATTAAATCCTCTGAAGTTTGCCATACAAGTATTTATCACTGAAATTAAATGCAGTTTTAATTTACCAAAACTCTTGACAAATCAGCCAAGATGTAGTTAAATACACATAAGCACTTTAATGTGTGACACTACAGCACATTGCTGTTACATTCACCCTATAGCAAAGGAATACGTACATGCGTAAACTTTTGAAAGGTTTCGACGAGATTTGGGCGAAAGCACAACTTCGTAATGAAACAGAGAAAGGTCGTTTTCACAAGATATTTTTCCAGCATAAACGATACTTTCATTTAGGACTGTACGATACTGTTACTAAGAAGTATGTTATCTTTGATAGCATTAATCTTGTGGGTAACTATCGTTACAACTCGAGCGTACACCCGCCAGAGTATGCAGAAATGCGTAAAATGGTTGGTTAAAACAAAAAGGGGGCTATGCCTCCTTTTTTATGAGTCGAGATTATTAATTGCGTCTGCTATTGTGAACTTCAGGCTGGTAGGATTAAGTACTTCTTCGTAATATTTGTCTCTGGAATTATCTACTGCTTCTGCTAACAACAAGAAGTTTACACTTCCACCCTCTGTTCCTGTGGAAACATCAATATTTTGACCTTCTTGACCGTCTGGTGTTTGGAATACACTTGCTTGATACTGTCTCATTTGATGTAAGTTTGGATTTTCTACTAACTTAGATGAACCTGGTTGTTTACTCAATACCCACCCAGACATAAAATACGGTACTCTGTGATATTCACCGTTGTTTAATGCTTGTAGTACGTTGCTGTTTTTAAAGTTATCCGGGCCTATACTTCGTGCAAATTCAGTAAGTGCTAATTGCTGGTTGTCATTGATAGGAACTGCAATACTATCGCTTACATTGTTCCATGTTTGTTGCATATCACCAACAAGACCTAATGTTTCTCCCACAGGACCAATACCTTGTGAGAAGTCAACAATTTTATTGCCAAATTGATCTTGGAATATTTTACCAGGGCCATCTGGTATCATGTCTATGCCCTGTGCTTTTAATTGCGATTCGAGATCTTGTAAAGAACTTGCTGATGCCATTGCTTGATCGATTGCACCTTTCATTTGTCCTAATTGTCCTTCTAATAAATCTGTAGGTAGACCGAGATCGTCTAAACTAAACATTTTTAATCTTGCTTCTACTTCCTGCAATTGTTTCCCAATACCAATAATCTTTTGTCCAAGTGCATTTGTAGTTGGAAAACGTATAGGAGGAATAGCCGCTTTGAGACCATTTACTAATGCTCCCAATCCTGCTATTTCTAATAGTTTTGTTGCCGCGGCATCTTTGAAATTATTTAATACACCTTGGACATCAGCATATTGTGGTATGCCATCTAAGTACCCTTGAACATCTGGTAATGCACTGTCTATGAGAGCTCCTGCTTGGGCTGAAGCGTCAGTGACTGCATTGCTAACTGAGGAAATAGCCGCCCCTGCTTCGTCTACATATCCTGTGCCAACTTCTGCACCGTCTGGAGTTTGTGCATCGGCCGGCGCCTGTGCCTTCTGACTCACAGCATTTGCTGGAGTATTTTTAAGCACACTTTCTGATTGAGCTTGTTCTTCTGCTTCACTGGCCGCTATTGGATCGTATTGAGAGTGTCCTATATAAGGTTCGTTTGTGAGCAATACTCCTACTATGGTTTCTATTTTATCTTGCTTACCTTGACGTTTTCCGGCAGTTGGTGCTCCTGCACTGTCTCCAGTTGTTGCACCTGCTTCGTCAAATTCTGCTTTTTCTGATGGCGCATCTTTTCTACCAGTGAGTCCCATTTGTGGTGCAGGTATAGCCGGGAGAGCAGGAAGTGCCGGAGGACCGCCACTGTTAAGTAATATTGTTGGTGCTAAAACACTGGTAGGTCCACCTGAACTTACATTAAACCCAGCCGCACTTAATATGCTTGTGGGCATTGTACTTTGCATCTTGATTGGTCCGGTAGCCGCTAATAAGTCCATGCCTAATGGGCCACCGGCAGTTGCCGCTAATCTTCCACCAGCATTTAAATCAATATCGCCGCCGTTTGCAGTAATTTGCGTATTCAATCCACCGTATGCTGTTAAATCTCCTGAGCCTTCAATTCTTAAATTACCGCCTGTTCCTAATGGTGGTAATCCTATAGCACCTAATGGATTAGAACCTTTGTATTCGCCACCTGTGGTATCACCTGCGGCTTTTATATTAATATCTTGTCCTGCTTCAATGTTTATGTCTTGATCAGCACGTAAGTGGAAACTGCCTTTTGCTCTAAAGCCTATACTGCCTTCGCCAAAGAAATTTATATCACCTGTGCGTGTTAGTTCTACCCATGCAGAACCTTCCTTGTTGATCATGTAAATAACACCTGTGGTGTCATCCATTAAAATTTGATTACCGCCTGCTGTTCTAATTCGTATGTTTCTGCTATTGAGATTATCATCCATCACAAATTGGTGTCCACCTAATCTGTGATTAAAATTTTCAGGGTCTCTGGGCCCTGGTGTTAATATACCAAATACTTCACTGGGAGATTCTCTCCTTGCACCAGCCGTTCCTGCCCCTCTAAGCGGGTCATTTGCTAACCCTTGTCTTACTAACCCTTTTGCAATATCTACGTGTAGAGGGCGTGTAGCGTCGTTGTGCGTGGTCTTTTCGTCACGTTTATTCTTTTCAGCAACAGGTAATTTCATAGAAGGATCAGAGTAACTTTTTCCTGCAGGCATACCAGGTACCATGTGATTATATCTATCTGGGTACAAGCAACTTACTATAAAAGGAAACTTTGAATTACCGTCACCAAAACAACAAAGTACAAGGTTGCCTATGTCTGGTGGTACCATCCACATGCCGTAACTTTGTTGTGTGTCTACGTAACTTTCTATTTTTTCACCAATGCCTGCTGGATCAGTTCCACCTGCAAACGGCGAACTCCACATTGCGTCAAATAAACCGTCGTTAGATGATTTGTCTTTTGCCAACGTGGCTATGAAAACTTGTATGCGTCCTGTTCTGCTTAAATCTTTTGTGGCAGTAACTTGCCCAATATAAATTCCAAACATCGGACTGTTCTTTTGTATTCTTTTATAAGATTGATTTGATCGACTAATTGACATATCTATGTTCCAGGCTCAGTAGTAGGAGGATTATCTGTAGGAGGATTATCTGAAGTAGGAGTAGCCGCAGAATCTGTTTGTGTAGGCGGCACTTTAGCGTCTGGTGTTATTGGTAAAACACGTTGCCCACTTACACTGGAAGTAAATACACCTCCGTTAAATTGATTTGTTACTTTAATAATTCTATATACTCCGCCAAATGTTCTTGCTTCACCCGACATATCCCAATACCCTGAGTTTAAGTTACTGTCTTCGTCCGTGTAATCTGGGTCGTATGTTATTGGTGCATTGATATTTAAGAAAAAACAGTTATCATCACCTTTATGATTGGCGGCGGTTGCATCGCTCTTTTTAGTGACTCCGTCTAAACCAGTGCCTTTTGATCCAAGATACCACGGATCTCCTCTTAATCCTAACTCTATCTGCATCATAAACTGTGTATCTGAATGCGAGCCTGCAATAAATCCAAGTAACTTGTTTTGCACTGAGCCTGCTTTGTACGTACCCCCGGCAACTTTACTGGGTGTGTCAGTGGTGCTTGATGTACCTTGTTTAGATTCTAATGCTTCCTGCTCTGTAATACCTGCCGAGGCAAGTTTATCTTGTACATTAATATAACCAAGATTTTCCAGCAGTGTTACATCAGGGTATGATACACCTGGGTTTAAGAAATCTGAACCGTATGCATAACCACTAAACTCAGGTTTGTAATCCGGTGCTATTGTGGGGTCTAACACAGTAGGTGTTGAGGTACTGATATTAACACTGGCGTTAAGTTGTTTTGTTGTTGCGGCGTCTAATTGTTCTATAAATGCTTCTTTGTTAGCATTTGTTCCAAAATTAACTAAATCAATTAATTGTGCAGATGATAGTCCAACCGCACTTGCTAATTGATCCACTGCTCCTGTGGCTGTGTTAAGCAGACTTTTTAAATCATCTAAAAGTCCTTTTAGAGAGCTTTTTTCAAGTGCGTTTTCACTTTTATTAAATAAATCATTTACCTGCCCTTCGAGTGATAAATCTTTTGCTTCTGGCACTGTATTTGCTAAAGAATCTGATGCAGTAATAGATATATCACCCATTGCACCACCCTTAGGAGGCAATAATAAATCTAAACCTTGATCATAACGAATATCAAGAGACTGTATTTGATCGTTCAATCCTGTAAACATATAATTGTAGGCTTTTAACAATGTGCCATTCCCAATCATGTCTTCTATTACTTTTCTTGTATCTTTTG